AAAAAAATCGTAGTTTGATTGTATAATCTTAAAGATAGTGTAAGTGGTATGATTTAGCATAAGAGGTGGTTTTTTATGTCTGAAAATAATGAAAAAGAGACAAGTACATTAAAAGAGACATATACATTAGATGAAATTCTAGAGACAAATGCAGTAGGCTTTGAGGCAACTCTTGAAGAGATAAGTAATTGTATTTTCAAGAAAGATTTTGAGAGTATTATGAATCTACCTGAAAACTTTATTATTGAGGGTTTGTCTTATAATGAGATGCATAATAAACTGTTAGGCTACTATATGTTTCAATTAACAATTTTTACTGAGACTTATAGTGGAACTAAAGATTTACTAGCTTTTCTTAAAGAGTTACGTAATATGATAGAGAAGTATGCTAAACTCTTTACAGATAGATTATTAGAGGTAGGGTTAATTCTACCTAGTTACGTTCATTAATTACAGAGGAGATTTGTTATGAATGATTTTATGGAATTACTAAAAAACAATGTAAAGACTACAACTACAAATGGTGCTGTTTCTTATAAAACAACAGGTAGTGCTTTGTTAGATTTAAACAACTCAGTACCTTTGTTGCGTAATAAAGCTATTGAGTATTTATCTAATAGTAATTTAATTGCATTAGATACTATTCTTTCTTTATTTAAAGAATCAGTTATGGAAGATGCTAACTACACAATGAAGTGGTTGATGTATCTACGTGATATTAGTGAGGGTTTAGGTGAGCGTTCTTCTTATCGACTAATTCTAACTGAGATTGCTAGTAATGTGCCTGAGTTAGTTTTTGCGTTGTTACAAACTAAAAAATTACAGGAATTAGGTCGTTTTGATGACTTGATTTATGTGTGGGATAACACAACAAATGAAAATTCTAAAGGCTATATTTTTAACTATTTAAAATATCAACTAAGTGAAGATATTTTATTAGATAAGAGTGGCGAAAGCATTTCATTGTTGGCTAAGTGGTTGCCATCTGAAAATACTACTTCACGTAAAACTAAAAAATTAGCTACTAGATTTAGAAAAGCTTTGGGCATGTCATCTAAGTCTTATCGTAAAATGCTATCTACTTTACGTAAGAACATTGATGTGGTTGAACGTAAAATGTCTAACAATCAATGGGGCGAGATTAATTATCGAGGTGTTACTTCTAAGGCTAACCTAGTTTATCGTAATGCGTTTATCAAACATGACTCTGAAAGACGTTCTAAGTATTTAGAAGATTTATCTAATGGTAATGTTAAGATTAATGCTGGCAAAATGTACTTATATGACATTATCAGTAAGTATAAAAATAGATGGGATATCGAGTTTGATGAAACATTAGAGGCTTTGTGGGATGCTCAGGAAGTACCTAAAGATTATAGTGATATCTTGGTGGTACGTGATGGTAGTGGTTCTATGACAACTAGTGCTTTTGGTACAAATGTTTCTGTGTTAGATATTGCTGATGCATTGACAATTTATACTACACAGCATAATAAATCTGAATACTATAAAGATAAATTCATTACATTTAGTGATTCACCAGAAGTTGTTGATTTAAGTAAATGTAATACGTTAAGTGATAAGCTTTCTGTGTTAGATGAGTATGATGATTGGTCTACAACTAATGTTGAAAGTGTGTTTGACTTAATTCTAGAGACTTCTATTAAGAATAAAGTAGATGCTAAGGATTTACCTAGTACTGTTTTGGTTGTATCTGATATGCAGTTCAATTCTGCTATGGGTACAAGACCAGACAATGATACTTTATTTGAAAAGATTGCTAATAAGTTTGAATCAGTTGGCTACAAGTTACCTAAGTTGGTATTTTGGAATGTTTCTTCTTATAATAACACAGTACCATTACAGAAAAATGATAATGGATTGGTTATTATGAGTGGTTTCTCTAAAAATAATATCGATATGATTTTACATGATAACTTAGACCCATTAGAAGTTCTAAAGGCTGAGTTAGATAGTAAATATAGCTTTATTGATACAATTATTAGTAAGTCTTAATAATTACATATAAATAATAATGAAAAGTGTAGATATTTAATATCTACACTTTTTATGTTATAATGTTAGTTAGTAGTTACATTTTCTTTTTAACAGTCTATATTTAGATTATGGGGTATAAAATATGGCTTTACAACTTTATGAAGATGATTTGTTAGATGAAGAGGTGCTTTCTACTAAGTTAATTACATTAGCTGAGATTATAGTAAGGAAGCATTTCTATGCCAGTAGAGAGGATAAAGAGGATTTAGTTTCTATTGGTGTTTTAAAAGCTGTGAGGATGATTCATAGTGATAATTTTAGAAGTGATAAGGGGAATTTATGTACATTCTTATACACAGGTATGCGTAATGATATGCATAATTTCCTATATCATAAGAATAAGTTTGATACAGTAGATTTTGATACAACTTTTGATGATGGTGGTAGTTTAGATTATTATTTTGAAGATGAGGTAGCATCTGTTGATTATAGTCTAGTACATTTAATCTGTATGAGGTTTAAGTGCTTTGGTGATGCTTTAGAGGATAAAGTTATTACAAAGCTTAAATCTTATGGATTTAAATTAGATGGTTATATTTCTCATAATGTTGGTAGTCAACTAAAGTGTAGTAATGATATTGTTAATCGTGTTGTTGGGTTACTCTTTTGGGAAATGAGACAGAGAGAGTTGAGTTCATTATTTAAGGATGGGGTATTATGAGTTCTTATGGTTCTATTTCTACAATCACTATGAGTGATGAAGAGAAAGATTTATACGCTGAGTATTTGAGTGTTTCTATTGGTAATCCTGTTCTAGAGTTTGTTAAATATATGTTGGGCGATGATTATTTAAAATTCATCGATATTTGTAGTGGTACAAATTTTAATATTCCTAGCAATAAAGCTTTAGAGAGAGGAATTAATAATGTTAAGATGTATGCTTATGTTAAGAAGTGGAATTTCTCTAATGCATCTATTGTAAATGCTGGTAATATTTATAAAAAGACAGAGTTAGCTACAAGACGTATTGTGTTGTCAGTTGCCAATGCCTTAGGTGTTAAAGATACACTAGAGGGTGAGGCTTTAGTTAATTTTGTAGAAAATATTGAACCATATGCTGTTAAGAAGAGTGTTGAGACTTCATCTGACAGTGTATGTTGTGATAAAGATACTTCTGAAGTGTCAGAAGAGGGTTAATTTTAAAAGAGTAGGTAATATAGTTATAATATGGTATCTCCTATGGATAATAACGATTTAATTTCTATCTTAGCTAAAGGTGAAGAAGATGAGATTAAACAAGATGATACTAAAGATAGTCAAATAGGTAGTGAAGATACAGAAGATAATGATGATAATAATAGCACTTCATTAAAGACAACAATGTCGGCTATGGATGTGTTAGATATTGAGGATGGTTCTAATCATAGTACAACAGGTATATCTAGTGGTAGTGGTGATGTTAGTCAAGATTTAGAGAATTGGATTGATGGTAAGGATTTAGCACCATCTGATGATTTAAATCGTTTTGTAAGTGCTACTGATGTAAAGTTTAAATATGGGTTAACACATAACACATTAAATAACTTTACATTGATGGCACAGTTACAAAAGTTTCTAGATACATCTAATGAGATTTTGTTTAGTGAATCTGCCGCTATGAACCTTTCTCCAGAGGAGTTAGAGAGTAGGGTTAGGATGGCATTTACAATGTATGCTGAGTTATCTAGGATTAATCAACGTACAGCATTAGCACTGGAAGAACAGCGTAGAAAATACAATGATGGTTCTACTGATATTGATAAGCTTTCATTGTTGTTATCATCTGTACCTAGCGATAAGTTAAAAGAAATTTTATATGCGATTACAAAGTCAAAGGACTGATATATGAGTAATGCTAGATTAGAAGATTTATTAGGCGATTCTAGTTCATATACCGCTATGACTGATAAGGAAAAAGACTATTTTGTAAAACTTCTACAAGAGGAGATGCAACGTAGGGAAGATAGTGGTAGAGTTGAACAGGTTAGAGATATAGTTAGGATTGAGGATTGGATTAATTCTGACTATTATGTTGGTTCTGACCAGAAGAACATATATCCATATTGGAAAGACTTTATAGTTGATATTTTTAGGGATACAAGAAAAGACGATGAAAAGATTAATTCCGTCATATTAAGTGGCTCAATAGGTATAGGTAAGAGTACCGTTGCTGAATTAATCATGATGCGTAAGATGTATGAGTTATCTTGTTTTAGAAATATCAATGCTATGTTCAATCTGATGTCTAAGACAAATATTATGTTCTTGTATTTTTCCGTTAATCAGAAACAGGCAGAACGTACTGGTTTTGGTGAGTATAGGGCATTGATTGATAACTCACCTTATTTTAACGAAAACTTTCAAAGGAATCCTAGACTTAATTCTTTGCTAGTATTCCCTGAGGGGATTTCATACGCTTATGGTTCAAGTGCTAATGATAGTATAGGTATGAGCGTTATATGTTCCATGCTTGATGAGGCTAACTTTTTAGGTGGTGGTGGGCCGTCTAAGGATAGTGAAAAGGCTACTGATTTATATGCTAATATCGTGAATAGGTCAAATTCACGTTTTATCATAGATGGTGGTGTCAATCACTCATTAAATATTTTGGTATCATCAGCTACATATGAAAACTCAGCTACTGAACGTCAAATTAGGTTGTCTAGAAATGACCCTCATACTATAGTTGCCGCCCCTGCTCAGTGGGATGTTAAGCCTAAGAACTTTAGTAAGAAGTTCTTTTATGTATTTAAGGGTTCTAATTACTTAGAGGCTAATATAGTTAATTCTACAGATGATGTGAATAACTATAGGGTATCTGAGGGTATGTCTAGGCACAAGTATATTGATGGTTTAGAGGATTATGAATCCATTAATAAAGCTATAGAAGAGTTACCACCTCATATGCAGACTAAGTTCTTAAAAGTTCCTGTAGATTTGAGGAATGGCTTTGAGGCAAACCTATTGCGGTCTTTACAGGATATTGGCGGTGTATCTACAGGTTCACAAGGTAAATTATTTAGTTCACCTATGGTCTTGCAAGATTGTATAGATGTAAATAGACATCATCCATTTGTATCAAAAGAGATAGTAATATCTACAGGTGATGATATTAATGTTAAAGATTATCTGAGGGATGATTTTAGGTTAAAGTATCCTGAAAGGCCTAGATATCTTCATATTGACCAATCATTTAGGACGGATAGCACTGGCATATCATGTGTCTATGTTGATGATATCGTAGAGGAAGATGGTGTTAAAAAGCCTGTATTTGGTGTTGATTTTATGTTACGTATTAATCCACCAAAGCCACCTAAAAAGATAGCGATTTATAAAATACGTAACTTTGTTATTTATCTTGTAAATGTTATCGGAATGAAGATAGGTAAGTTGACATATGATATATTCAATTCTGAAGAGTCTAGACAGATTCTAGAGGAAATGGGTTTCAATGTAGGTTATTTATCTGTAGATAGAACAGATAAACCTTATCTAGACTTAGTAGAGATAATGTATGAAAAGCGTATAAAACTATATGATTATCCTATACTTCGATATGAGTTGCTCAACTTGTTACATGATAGGATAAGACGTAAAGTTGACCATCCTAAAGTAGTTACAGATGATGGTTTTGTTGATTATGATGGTAAGGGTAATGATGGTGTTACTGGGACTAGGGTAGGTTCTAAGGACGTATCTGATAGTTTGTGTGGTGCTATTCAAAATGCGTTACAAAGTACTGTATCTGATGCTGAGGGTAATAATGGTACGTTTAGCGATTTCTTAATGGCTAATCGAATAGGTTCATATGCTGGTATAGATGCACCAACTGATATATCAGTTGAAGAGATGATAGATAGACAGATAGATGATATGATAGAAGAGATGGAGATTAATGGTTTCTATTAGATTGGGGTATATATGGCATGGTATGATTTATTTGTAAATCGTAGAGGTTTACAAGATACTAGCATTTCTAGTGACATTATTGATGAAGTAGGTACAATAAAAGAAAGTGTACCTAATGATGTTGTTAGAGAGGTTAAGATTGTTGAGGATAATAGGGGAAATACTTTCTTTGATGGTAGTATTGAAAGTATACACTCTAAACCTATTAATGAAGGTTCGGTTAGTCTATCTCCTAGTAATTTACAACAATTATTAGGGACAGACGATAAAAACACTTTAGGTCAAATCGTTGAGGGTATAAGAGGAGACTACTCTTTAAAAGAGATTTTTGCTGAGAACGAAGAGATGTCTAAAGATTCAGTAATTGGTTCTGCTATGGAGATTATTGCCGATGATGCATGTACTCCTGACGAGACAACAAATAAAGTTATTATGATTGAATCCTCTGATGAGGGGTTGAAAAAGTTCTTAGAAGATTTCTTGATTAACAATATTAAAATTGATGATAGAGTATGGTCTTGGGCATATGAGATTGTTAAACATGGTGATTTCAAGCTAAGGCGAAGAGAGTACTACGCTGGTTCTGCTAATAGTGGTATTAAATCTGTATACTATGAAGATGTTATTAATCCTTATTTAGTATCACGTATAGAGTATATGGGTAATGTACTTGGTTATGAGGATGAGGACTATTTATTTGATAGTGGTAGTTATCAAGATGCTGGTCAGTTCACTTCTGGTACGATGAGTGGTAGTGCTAAATTTGAGAAGAGTGATGAGTTTGTACATTTTATTTCTTCTAAACTTTCTAAACGTGAGAAGATTAAGTTGAATGTTAGGAAGTCTGATAATACACAAGAGGAAGTAACATGCTATAGGGTAGTAGGTACTTCTATTGTAGATAGTGCTAGGACTATGTTTAGAATTAATGCACTAATTGATAATATTCTTGTTTTATCACGTATTGCACGTTCAACTCAATTTAATCTTGTTAAGATTGAGGTTGGTAATGCTAACGCTGGTCAAACACAACAAATGCTTTCTGATGTTAGACGTAGATTTCAAGCTAATTCTAAGATGACTAAGGGTGTGGGGTTTAGGTCTGACCCATCACCTGTTCCAATTAATAGTAATATATATTTACCTACAAGAGATGGTAAAGGTGATGTTACTGTTGAGAGCATTGGTGATGGTGTTGACGTTCAATCTATTGTTGATGTTGATTATTTTACAGATAAGCTTTTTGCGAGTTTAAAAGTTCCTAAACAATATTTAGGTTTTGCTGAATCTTTAGGTTCTATGGGTAACAATTCGCTTGTTAAACAAGATTTAAGGTACGCACGTTCAATTTTAAGGGTTCAACAAATTTTGATTAATGGTATTACTGATTTGTGTGAGAACTACTTAAAATATCGTGGACGTGGTTCTGATGTTGGTGCATTTAAGATTTATATGCGTCCGTTACCAACTAGTGAGACATCTACTAGGGTTGAGGAATTTGTATCTAATCTTCAAATGATAGATTCAAGTAGTGCTTTCTTAGACTCATATGCTGATTACATTGATAAGGCTAAATGGCTTAAATCAATGTTAAATCTTGCTAATATTGATGCGAATGAAGTTGCAACAGATAAATTTAAAGATATTCTATCTGCTTTAGAAGATGGTACTTATGATGGGGGTGAGTTCGCTACTGAAGAACCTAGTGGTGAAGAGGATGCTCCGTGGTAATTAAATAGTGTTGTTTTTATAAGATATATCTTGTATAATAGTATTAGTTATACAAGATATATCTTTTTTTATTTTGGGGTGGTTGAGATGAGTTTTAAGGTTAAAAATGCACCTTGCTTTAATTGTGAGGGTAGATTTGTTGGTTGTCATAGTAAGTGTGATAAATATAAGGAATTTTCTGATAGTAGGAATGTCAATAGAGATGTTAGATTACAAGAAATAGATGTTGATACTTATTATAATCGTAAACATATTTCTATGAGGAGGAGATAGTAAAATTGTTAAA